AGCGACATCAAAAGAAGTTGTATTAGAACTATCAGTTAAGTGTGATGAAACTGTACCAGTATCTGCTTTAGCTGATGTTTGCAATGATGTCATAAACAATCTTGCAGTTGCTCTAGCAGATGTTAATGATATGTTTTCAGGTATTGAACCCGCAGCATAACCACCAACATAAACTACAGTTATATTCTTTGGTTTTATTCCGGACCATCTTACAACTATTCTTCTTAATCTACCATTGTCGTAATAGACATAATCTTTTTCGTTTCCTTGTACTAATGTATTTCCGTCTTCGGTAACACTAGTAATAGAAGCGATAGGCACATGCCTTAAAAATATATCTGTTTGTTCATTGCCGTCAAAAGTTTCAGTATATGTTGCTTGTTCGACATCATATCCTAAAAATCTTTTTATTGCAGCATCAACATACGGTATAAATGTATTTGTAAGTTGGCTTTGTAGTGATGAATCTAAATCAATGTTTAGAAATGTTTCAACATCACTATAGCTACATAGAGCCATTTAGACTCCTTACTTGTCTTCGATTTCTTCTTTTTTAACAGCTTTGGTTTCAGGTGATTTTTTAGCAGCAGCTTTTTTCTTAGGCTCAGCTTTTTTCTTTCCCCAACCTTGCTCTGCGAGCCATTCAGCTGGGTACTCTTTACCTGCTTTAGCAATGAGAGAAGCTCCAGATTTAGGAAGTTCTGACATAGGTCCTTCCCAAATAGAACCATCTTTCATTTTCCAAATGCTTTTTTCTGGTTTTATATATTCTGACATAATATTTGTATTTTACCTTATAAAACAAAAGAGCGGGGTTTAACCCCCGCTCTAGTGTATAAATCTAAGCCTAAATTAGAAGGCTGTGATTTTATGGAAAGCTGCTTCTCTGTAAACAGGGAAACCGACTCTCATTGTAGCTCTAATGGCTAATTGATTCTTAGTGAAGAAATCGCTATGTGAATCAGATACAGCTAATTCCATACCTTGTCTCATAACGATATTTGCTGCTTCACCACCACCGAACTTACCAACAAGAACTGTGTTCTCGGTGATAGCGGTTGTAGGAACGACTTTTAGTCCCCAGATTTGAGCTGCGGGACCAGCACCCATTCCACCAGCGGCTACGAAAAGTGGTGACTTTTCTGCATAACCTGCTGAAGATGTTCCAGCAAAGTCTGCACCAACTGATGTAACAACTGCATTCCAGTCATTTGGATGCATGATAATTGCATCTGGTTCTGTGAATGCGTTGACACGGATGTCTGTAATTGCGCCGTAAATAGCACCAATTCTGTCTAAGTTACCAGAATAAGAGCCGAATGCTGTAGACCCAACTGAGGATTTACCAGCATCTAAGATACCTTCTAAGTTTGGTGCAGTACCATTTCCTGTAAGGAGTTGGCTGTCCAAACGAAGTCGAATCATTGTTTGAAGTCTGCTGTTCAAGTAACCTTGAATACCAGATTCATCTGCTAATAATTCATCAGTAACAGGCAAGAATACGCCTAGTTTTCTGATTGATTCTGTTTGCTCTGTGAATGCCAAAGCTGCTTCACCAACAGCAGAACCTTCAGCAGCTTCAGCTGCGTTGTTTGTGAAGGTAGTTTCTTCTAAATATGAGAAACTGTTTTGGTCTGTGTTGATTACATCAAATAATGATATAACAGCATTTGGGTCTCTAAGAGCTGACTCTAAGATACCCGGTTGTCTTAAAACCTCTGGTGGGTATCCAGTTGTTGTCAAAGTTGTTTTTGTCTCAATATGAGAGTCAACACCTTTAACTCCGTTGCTTAAGTAATTTTTGTAAGCATCGGAATTTACAAATTGCTCACCGACAGACTTAACTTCTTTCTGTTCACCAGCTAGTGGCATTTCAGAAACAGGTTTCATGTCTTCTTCGATAGCTTTAGCATTTTGAATTTTTTTCTTCTCAATGCCTAAATCTTCAACAAGTTCGCCAAGTTCATCATTTCTTTTTTTGATTTCTTCCTTTTGTTCGGAAGTGTACTTGCCGTCTACATTGTCTTCGAATACAGACTTTAGTTCTGTTCTTTTAGCAGCAATTTGGTCCATGAGTTCGTTTACTTTATTACTCATTCTTAGATTCTCCAATCTATATTGCTTATACTTCTTCTATTTCTTCGGCTAAGGATTCAGCAATGATTTGTTGAGCCCTTATCCACTCTGCGTCAAATTCCTCATCGTCAGACGATTCAGTGTTATCTTCTGGAGTTTCTTCTTCAGCAATCTCATCCTCTGGTTCTTCTTCCGCAGGAGTTTCTTCAACTACTACTTCTTCTTCACCTTCGGCGGCAGCTTCTTCGACAATCTCTTCTTCAACATCAATAGTATCGACAGATGCTTCTGCTACTTCTTCGATTGGTTCATTTTCCAGAAGTTCTTCTTCTAGTTCTGCTTCCAAAGCACCCTCAGTTCCGACATTTCCTATGAACTCATCAATCTCGGTCCAAGCATCGTTCAAGTCGTCTGCGACTGCACGAAGTGCTTCGGTGGCTTTAACGCCTAATTTCCTTCCATCTTCGCCTCTGAGCATAGCTATTGCTTTTGCTCTGGCAACTAAGTCATCCAATGCAGCAAGCACATCTTTGACTTCTTCAGAGAAAGACTGTGAGCCTCTCTCAGAAACTTCTTCGACTGATTTTTTGCCTTTATCTATATCTTTCATACAAGGTCCTCCATCATGGTATTTGCAAGATTTCATCTCGTCTTCATCATCTCCATAGCCTTTTTCGCCTATTGCTTTTTCGTACTCTTCATGAGTTTTGCAAGGCATAAAAATTGTATCGCCGTCATTATTTTTATGAGTATGTACGCCGATTGCACAACTCATATCTTTTGAAGCCTCCATAGCTTCACCCGGATTATCATACATATCTTTTCCAAGTGCGGCTTTTTCTTCTTTTGGTTCTGATTGACAACAAGCATTGTTAGAACAATCTCCACCTTTGACTTCATTATCTGAAGTCATTTCTTTAAGAAGTTCTGTATTGGATTTAATTGCAAGAGTGTAAGTATCTTGATTAGCACCAACAAGAACAGGAGATACTTCATATACTGTTAAGTCTTTAAGATATCTAGCATTTGTATCTCTGCCTTCGCTATCTTTTGCTTTGTCATATTCAGAATCATTAACTTTGTAACCGAAAGACCATTGTTGCATGTCTCCCATGTTTTTTACTAAATTGTAAGCTTCTTTACCACTTTCAGTGTCCATAAAGAACTCACCTTTGAAAACTGCTTTATCGTCATCTTGTGCGATAGTTCCTTTACCAATTGGCATATCCCATTTATGTGACCATACCATTGGAACTTGATTGTTTTTAAATCCGGATTTTACAGCCCCGGGTTTTACAATATCTCCATCACTGTCTAGTGAGTTAAAGATACTGAAAACTGCTTCTACTTGACCAGAGTCATCTTTTAACTCTATGTCTATATTTTTAGATTCGTTATCCATAATCCTTCTCTTCGTACAAATACCTATACGAGATACGCGTCATTTATTATTATATGTTATGTTTTACGAATTGTGTTTTTTATTGTCTAAAGTCTGATATAATTCTGAGCTTTGAAATGGGCATCGTTACTTTTCTATCAGTCTTTTGATGGTCACCATTTGGCATTCTAGCCCACACTACCATAGTAGCTTCATTGTCTTGATTGTTTACAGAAGTGACTACACCATGAACAACTGATGGTGGGTCTGGGTCTTTGTTAATTGACCAACTGACTGTTTGTCCTACGCTGACTGATGATGCTTTGTTACCTGTCTTTTTAGAAGATAAAGGATGTGAACTTGGAAGTAAGTCTTGGTCATAAGGTTTTCTTCTAAATCTACCTGTTCTCAATGCTCTTAAAAACCCGTTCACTCTAGCCATTGCCCACTGGTCAGCAGATGTAACATTACCTCTTACTGAACCCGGATTAGTTCTGTATGCTCCTACACCTCTGTTAAATACTGCAATGAGCATTCTTAGTGTTGCACGATGCTTAGGATTCTTTTTGTTGTGGTCTTCTACTTTTTTCTGCAAAGATTTACGAACTCTTTCAGATACTTGCTTAAGTAAAATATCTTCTGCTATGTCAAGAGATTTTTTTCTTCTCTCTCTTACAACTTTTTTGTAATCATTTACAACAGACTTCATTTGTGAAACACCACCAGCAGTAATACCGCCCCATTTCATAACCGCAATGATGCCGTTTAATCTATTGTTCTTTTTGTGACGATTCATGAATCTCTCTCTTCTCTTTACCCAATTAAGTACAGATTCACTTCTGTCTCCACCTTTGTAGGCTGTCCAACGATTAAAAGCATCATTACCGGTAAATGAAGTAGGAGGATTACCTCCTGTGCCTGCGCGTCTCCATATCTCTGGCCAGTTCTCTTTTAAATCTTTTACATAAGCGTAGCTTGGAAATTGTGGGTGTTGTGAGTTAGATAAACTTATTTTTTGGTCATCACCACTTCTAGGAAAATTTGTTTGCTTTTCTTCTGGACTGTGTAAATCGTCACCTCGTTCATACATTGCTTCAGCTTCTTCTAAAGAAACTTTTACTTCTTCAATTGCACCTTCTTTTTTATTATTAAGAAAGTTTTCTGCTTCTTGTCTTGTTTCAAAACATTTAATTATCTTGCCGTCTTCATGGCTTATAAGACAGTAAGCACCATTAGGCATTTCTGCAATATATTTTTCTTCGTTCAAATAAGTAGGTGTAGGAAGTACTTCATCTTCTCTTTCTACTTCTGGGGGTAATCCTATAGTTGTAAGTGTTGCTTTAGACTCATCATTGTCAGATTGTTCAGCTGGAGCATCATTAAGAAGTGGGCTACCATCTTCTGTAACTTGAATCATATTTAGTGGTCTTAGATAAACATCGTGTCGTTCATCAGCTTCAAGACCTACGACTTTTCTAGCCTCGCCAATTGTTACCCAACCCCCTTGTACAGCAGTATTCATGCGTTTATAGAGATTGTCTTTGTCATCAGCTAAAGCACGAACATTACCGACATCAAATTCAACATATTGATTTTCGCTAGCTCCATACTCTGGTCGTAACAATTGATGAGTCAATTCACTCGCAACCATGTTCCACATCGGAACAAGTTTTGACTCAGTAAAGAACTCTCTTAGTTCTTTTGTATTATTAAAAGTAGCTGCGTCCAATCCAGCCCCGAGTCCGGCAAGCACTGCTGGAACGCCAAGTACTGCTGCGACTCTTTCTTCTGGGATTCTTCTTAGTTCAGCTAACTTCATTTGGTCTGGAGAGAAAGATACTATTTCAACATTCATAGCACCTGATAAGACCATAGGCGCACCTCTGTTCTTACCACCAAACTTTTGCTTATACATTTCAGCAATAGCTTCGGCTTCATCTCTAGTAGGACCACCCATTGCGTCATCTCTCGGTGAGAGAATAACTCCCGGTATAGCCATATTGTGTAATAAAGCT